TATTGGTTCTCTTTGAGGTGTTATTATGAAAATACCTTTCTTTCATGAAGGTAAATATCTAATGTATTCTGTTGGGCAGCCAATGGGAGCTTATTCTTCTTGAGCTTCCTTGGCAATATCGCACCACATTATAGTTCAAATGTGTGGCGAAGTCCCTGTCAAAAATTATGCAATCGTTGGAGATGATTGTATAGTTCCGACAAATATCGGGAATGACTATCTCGATATTATGAATACGTTAGGGGTTAAGATATCTCTTAGCAAATCCTTTCTCGACTCTCGTTGAGTAGAATTCGCTAAAAGAACAATTAATCTTGATAACGGCCTTGACTTTTCATGTTTAGGACCCCGATTAATTTTTAATTCGGTTACTAATACATATTATAGAAGTCACATTATTCTTGACCTTGCTTTACGTAAAGTCTTTGATTTCAATGTTTTAGCCTCACAATTGAGAAATATAGGAAATGATATTTCTCGATTCGGTCTTATTTTGCTCGCTGGTCCTAGTGGACTTCTTAAAGAGAACGGATTAAATTTCGCTGATTGGCTTTCGCTATCAAGGAAGAATATCTCGGGCTTCTTATTAAGTCATCCAGAGGTCGCACTTAAAAAGATTTTAAGTAATGCGGTTCGATCAGAAGTGATCGAAAAGCATATTGCGAAGGTGAACAAAATAGGTTGAGAGTTGAGATTACTAATTCCACGCCTATGGCGTAAATTAGTAAGCCTTTACTCTTGACCACTATCCATTGCGATGATAGTATTGGTTTGGTTTACTCCCGGTCCCTGGATCATTCTTAGATCATACCTAAAAGTATGAGAAAGTGGATTCAAAGATCTGGAGTCTATGACATATGAGGAGGCGATGTTAGAGTTAAAGAAAATCATGTTTAGTCAACTAGATTCTCTTGAACTCAGAGTACGTAAGGATTACCTCGGTGCTACTCGCAGAATCTGTGAGAGTTGAGTATCTAACGTTAAGTTAGAGTCAAGAATCTCAGAAGAGGCTGCTCGTAAGACCGATAGGCTTGTTTCGAACGCTCGTAAAGGAAAGTTTTCTTCTACGTATAGTTTTGGCGGCTCTCTTTTAGAGGGCTTGATTGCTATGCAACAGGAGGAGCTTGCTTTTATGGAAAGTAAGAAAACAAGTACTACCAAGGCTGCTGCAAAGCAGAAACTGAGTAGGAGAGAGCGCAAGAAAGTTGCCTGTAAGAAAAGATAAAACTGGTACTCCACCAGTGGAGATAGCGTTAGGTGTGCTGATAGAGGAATAGTTTCCCTCAACAATGCACATCTCAAAAGCTAAGCTCACTAGGTTCGCATCCGAATATGCGGAGGTTATCACAACTCACCTTACGGTGATCCCCGATAACCTTTGACGGGCC